TCCCCAGCACAGCCAAGCCAGCCACGCGGAAGAAGTACCAGGCCGCGGCAAAGCGCGTGGTCTTCTCGCGTCGCTTCACCGCGAACGATGCGCCGATGACTGCAGCCAGGATGATCACGACGTAGGGCCCAACCACGGCGGCCACTGCCGGCGCATAGACGAGGCCGGCGAGGAAGATGCCGAGCCCGACGGCATCGGTAACCGGGGAGCTGTTCATCAGGAGGACGCCCGCGCGACTTCGCGCCATTCGCCGTTGGCCTCGCACACCAGCGTCAGGATGCTCCCCGTGGTGGTGACGTAGTTGCCGACCAGTCGCAGGTTGTTGGTGTCGTCGTTGACCGTCATGGCGGCCGTGAAGCGGATCGACATCTTGTGCCCCGCCCAGGTCGGATTGATCCGGTCGATGTTCGATGCCCCGCTCAGCACGACGTAATCCATCGTCGCAGGCACCGTGATGGTCCCGGCGGCGGGCACCGATGTGCTCAGCGCCACCGCATCGAAGTTCCCTTGCACGCTGCCCCAGTAGGCTGTCGATACCTTGCTCAGCCCTCGGTCGAGGTTGGAGCCGTTGACCACCGTTCCGGTGGAGGCGTTGCCCGTGCACACCACGTTGAACGCACCCACCGGAGTGCCCTGGAACTTGCACCCGGAGATCACCGGCCACTTCACCACCACGCCCGTCGGGGTCAGCAGGATCGAGTGCCGCTGCACGCTGCCGGCGTTCAGCCCTGGGTTCGTGAACGCGCAGCCCACGAAGTTGAAATCCATGTAGAGCGACGTGGAGACGAAGGACGCCCCCGAGGTGGACAGGAACCGGCAGCCGGTGAAGTTGATGTCGAAGTACTCGCCAGCCCCTACCGCGTTGACGCCGTAGGCATCCACGGCCCCCACGCCATGACGGCCCGCCCCGTTGAACCAGCAGCCCGTGAACTGGAATTGCTGCTTGATGCCGCCGCCCAGCATCAGCACGTTGTCGCTGTTGAGCGTGCCGTCGAAGAAGGTCTGCACGAAATGGCAGTTGGCCGCGCGCGTCTGCGGGTCCACCACCATGATCTGGCTGGCGAAGTTCGCCATGTCCGTATTCACGAAGAACAGGGCTTCCACGTCGTACACAGCGACCGCGACCAGCCCCACCGGCACGTTGTTGATCAGCTCGTCGTTGCCCCGCATGAAGCAGTTCAGGACGTTGAGGTTCGCCCCCTGGTTCGTCGCTGCCTGAATGCCGCAGAGCAGCGCCACGCCAGCGCCCGAGGGCTTGACGATGTAGACCTCGGAAAGCGTCGCCTGCTCGAATCCGGGCAGATTGATCCCGTGGAAGTGCTCGGTGATCTTGACGCGGTGCATCAGCGCGCGCCGCCAGAAACCGCCGTTGAACATGGCGCCTGCCGTGCGCGTCACGCTCGACGTCAGCGTGAAGTTGTCGAAGCAGGTGTAAAGGTTGCTGCCGCTGGCAAAGAGGAAATCCGCCGTGGCGCTGGTGATGCGCAGGATCGTCGCGTCGGGACCGTCGCCCGTCACCCGCAGGTTATGCGCGCCGGTGAAGCTGAGCGTCCCGTTGAAATCGTAGGTGCCGCGTGGGATGTGCAGCGTCAGGCCGCCCTGCGCGATGGCATAGGCGATGGCAAGATTCCAGGCCGCGACGTTCTGCGCACCGGTGTTGGTGGTGGCCAGGCCGAAGTCCTTGGCGCTGACATGCTCGTCCAGCCGCGATGCCAGGGTGCGACCCACGGCCCCGGTGTACGCGGCTTTGTAGGCCACCAGCGCGGCGCCCTTGGACGAATCCGTCTGGTCGATGAGGTTGGCGTCGAAGGTGGTCGCGGTCTTGAGCGCCAGGCCGATCGTGCTGACCGGGTACGCATTGGCCGCGTCGAACCCGACGAGCGCGCCACCCGTCGCGGCCGTCGTGGACAGAAGCGCTGCGGCCAGGGCCGTCGCATCCCCGGCGCCTGCCACCACGACGGGATCGCCATCGGCATCGAATGCCAGCGCCTTGAGCGCGCGAGAGGCGGCATTCGGAAGAACCCCGTTCGCCGGATCGCCAACCGGCAAGCGAATCGCATTCGCAACATTGACGCCGCTGTCCTGCAGCGCCATCCAAATGCGGTCGAAGTCTCGATTGACCGTCGGCGATTGGAAGTCGCCGGAATACTGGTAGTCGGTCAGGCGCTGGACAGGGACATTGCGGACCAAGGCGATGTCCGCGAGGCTCGCCGGCGCAGCGACAAAGACGATGGTGCCGCCGGCGTCCACCCCGACGCCAGTGACGCTGTAGTCGGTGGTCAGGGTCTTGAGAACCCCATCGACGCTGACCTCGATGTCGGCCTGGTCCAGCAGCTTGAACCCGTAGGCGAACGAGGTGGTTACTCCGTTGCCAACGTGGGTGCTGACGGGCGTTTGTGCGGGGACAGTCATTCAGCGGGCTCCAGCGTGACCTCATAGACGCCCGATGTGGGCCGCCAGATTTCACGCTGGACGCCTGCTGGAATCCCCGCGCTGTGGCCGTTGCCGATCCGCACAGGGTTGGCCCGGATCGCCCGGGCACCAGAGTCGAGATAGTCGTCGGGCTGCTCCTTCACCGCCGGGTTCCAGTCCTTCATCTGGTCCCAGGTCGGGCCGTCGAGCACGTCGATATGCGCCCACAGCGCCCCGATGGACATGGGCGCCTCGAAGGCGTCCAGGATGTCCTTGTTCTTGTTCGTGCTGGCGTGGTCTTCCACCACCCCGCAGGTGATGCCGCGCAGGTGCTTGCGCAGGATGGGAGGCACGAAGCCGCCTGGGCCGTTGGTTTCGACCGTGACGCTCGGGATGTGGTACTCCAGCACCAGCTTGCGCACCTGCTTGCACTGCTCGTCGATGTCGCCGGTCAGGCCGATGGCGAACTGCCAATACAGGCGGCCGCGGGCATCGGTGTAGACCAGGGAGATCGCCGAGGCGTCGCTGGTGATCTTGCCGAGCGAGCAGTCCCACCGGCACGCGGCGCTCACAAGCCGCACATTGCCGAGCATCAGCAGGGCCTCGCGGTTGGCGTGGCGCAGCGTCGGCTTCAGGTTGTAGGGGATGATCTTGTCCGGGTCCAAACGCACCTCCCCAATCGGCTTGCTGTGCAGCTGGTACTGGCTATCCCACTCGTTGATCGTGCGGGTCTCGCGGCGCCGCTTCTCCAGCTCTGCGCGGTTGAACCGCTCCGGCCAGGCGCAGCCGCGATAGCAGTCGATCAGGCCCTCGGGCATGCCGGCGAAGTGCACCTTCCCGCCGATGACCTTGTAATCCTGGCCGCCGACGAGCAGGCACGCCCCCTTGCCGATGCCGACGAAGACATATTCGGGAGCGAATCCGGGGTCGATCACCATCGCCGGCTTGTCGGTGCGGTGCTCCTTCTCGAACATGCGGATCGTCAGGCAGTCCGCGCCCAGCCGCTCCTGCTCGTCATAGAGGCTGTCGTGCGTGTGCGGAGTGCCGACGTAGAGCTTGCGCCCGCCTGGCACCAGAATGTGCGTCTGCTCGCCCAGGCGATAGCGCAGCTTCTCGCGCGCCTCGGGGTTGCCGATGTTGCGGGGCACCTCGACGTCATCGTTCTGGCACTCGTCCGCCCGCGCGCTGGTGACGTTGGACATGATGCCGCGCGCGTACATGCTGGCATTGCGGGCGTCGTCGGAGCCGTTCACCCACCACTGTTCGACGGGGCCAGGCTTGTCGGGCAGCATGCCCTGGGTGAGCGGATGCTTGCGCAGGATGTTCTGGACGTTGCGACTCGACTTGTAGGCCGTGGGGTCCGCCTCCGACTGCAGCAGGATGCGATAGGTCGGGTCGTCGTAGTAGCGCCAGGCGTTGTACAGGTCGAGGATGGTGGACTTGCCAAAGCCGCGGAAGCAGCGCAGCACGGCCAAGGCGGCACGGTGCTGCAGCCAGTGGACGGCGCGCCAATGGATGTCCGGCACGTCCCACTGCCGCACCTCCGCCCACATGGCGAAGAAGGTAGGGAAATCGACCTTACTTGCTGCCAACGGGTTTCCCCATGACACGCTTCATCGCCTCGGCCGCTCGTGCCTGGGCTTCCTTGATCTGGCGATCGAGGTCGCTTTCGCGCTCGGCCCCCTCGGGTGGCGATTCGACCTCGTTCTTGCGCGCTGCCGAGGTGATGTCCATGACGTAGCGCAGCACGCCGCCGGTGGCCATCGCGTTCGCCTTGTCCCACTTCCGGTCACCCCGCTCGTCGCGCGTGAGATCGACGGGCAACTTGCCGGCGCCGCTCCAGTTGGCCGGGTCGCCCTCCTGCAGGAAGACGTCCGCCAGCTTCTCGGACAGCTCATTGAGCATCGTGATTTGGTCTGGCCTCATTGCCCCACCGCCTTTCCAAGATCAGGCGCACGATCCGGGGCGCCGGTGCCGGGGGTCCACCAGTAGTCCTGGCCGAAGTCCTTTCGCGCCCGCTGCTTCATCTTCGAGAGGTAGCCCGGGCTGAGGTTTTCCTGCAGCGCGTGCATGCCGGCGTGGTCGATGGCGGCCTTGGCGTACCAGAGGTTCAGGTAGGGTGCGTTCGAACGGGCAAGCCTCAGAAAGCGCGCGCCTGCGTGCGTGTCCTTGCCCTCCGAGGCGCGATAGCCCTCTTCAAGCGCAATGCCCAGGCCCTCGGCGCCGGTGCTGATCGCCGGCCCCAGCATCGTGCCGCCGAACGACCGCGCGAAGCCGCCCAGCGAGTCATTCGGGTTGTTCAGCAGCAGGTCGCCAACGATGGACAGGCCACCCCCTTGCGCGACCGCCCGCAGCCAGAATTTGCCGGCATGCTGCCCCGTCATGTCGATGGGGTCCTTTCCTTGGATGATCTGCTTGGCCTGCGTGGCGATGGCGCCAAGCGCCGTGGTCGTCAGTAGGAGGGCGCCGCCGTACATCAGACGGTTCATCGCCGCCGGGCCGTTCATGCCAGCGGGCGCGCTGCCGTCCGACACCACCGGCGCTTCCATCATCCGGCGCCAATGGCGCGAGATCATCGCCGCAGGGAAGCTCTTGAACTGCATGACGCTGCGCGCGAGCTCGCCGGGAACCGTGCCGGCCTGCATGCCGCCCGTCGCCATCACCTTCACCGCCAGATCGGGGTTGAGCACCGCGTATTCGCTCTCGTCCTGAATCAGGCCCAGCACCTTAGACACCACCTCGTCGGAGCGCTCGTCGCCGCCGGCACGGATCGCCTCGGGCGTGAGGTGCTGCTTGCCGCTGAACTCGGTGAGCTCGGCCTTCTGGATAACTTGCCAGTCGGCCTCGGTGAGCCCCTTGCGCTGCATGTGCGAGCGGTCCCACTCCGACAACTTGCTCCACTCAGTTTTCGACAGCCGAGCCAGGCCCTGCATCATCGTCAGGCTGAACGCCCGGCGCATGGTGTCGGTCCAGGCATTCATCAGCGACAGCTTCATGGTGCTGTTCGCGAGCCGCCCGCTCCAGTTCTGCCCGAGGTTGTCGCCGGCCCAGCGGTTCAGGTCGTTCGACATCGACTCGGCGATGATCCCGTGCGTGGTCAAAAACTCGCGCGTGTCCTTGCTGGCTGCGGTCTTGCCGATGTTGGTGAAGGCGTCCCAGTAGCTCAGTTTGTTGTACCCGGTGCTGCTGATGAAGGTAGCCAGGTCGGTGATGCTGGAGATGACCGCGCCGCCGAGCTTGCCCATGGTCTGGATGGCGCGGGCATGCATGCCGAGTTGCGCGAGCCTGGCCGACTGAGGCGTGCCAGTCACGCCGCTGACCACATCCCAATAGCTCTGCGGCTGGATGCCGAAGGAGCGCTCCAGGTTGTCGGTCTTGCGGCCATCATTGCGCCCGGCGAGATCGAACTGCAGGCGCATCTGTGCATTCGGGTTTGGGCCGTAGCGCTCTACCAATCCGATGTCGCGCGCCATCGTGCCGATGTGCCCGGTGACGGCCTCGTACATGGTGCCGCGGCCGAACTCCTGCATGTAGGAGAGATAGCTGTCGCCGTCCTTGAAGTGGATCTGCCGCGACTCGCTGCCGGCGTTGGCCTTGGCGCCTGCGCTCTTGAAGGCGCCGGGCTCGGTCTTGTTCACGCCCTCGGTTGCGACGGTCTCCCACGCGCGCCCGAGGATGGAGCGCACCTCCGCATCTGGCAGGCGGGCGCCGGCCTCGTCCACGTAGCGGGAGCGGTCCAGGAGCGGCAGGGTCTTATCGACCCAGGCATCGCGCCCGGCATCGCGCACGCGGGTCGAATCATGCGGCTGCGGCAGGTAGCCGTAATCCAGCTTGCCGACATCCCCGCCGGCGGCATTGAAGCGCTGGCGGTACGTCTCGGCCACCTTGAGATAGGCCTGCGCGCCCAGCTGCGCCACCTTGTTGCCGGTGGACCCGTCGCCGTTGGCGAAGATCTCGTGCACTAGGTCGCGCGTCATCCCGGGGTTCTCGGCGTCGAAAAGGAACATCGCCACGCGGCGTCCGAAGCCGGCGCCCTCCCCGGTCTTCGCAGCGTCCATCAGGTCCACCATCTGGCCGATGCCCTCGTTGCGGATGCCGGTGATGTACTGGCTGGTCTGCTCGATGTCGCGCACCAGGGCCTTGCTGCGGCTCTTGCCACCGATGTCGGCGATGCGGGTTTCAGTCGCTGCGGTCTTCAGAATCTGGCGCTGCAGGTTCTCCACCTTGCGCGCACCCTCGGCCGCGATGTCAGCCATGGCCTGCTCGGACGCGGCCGCCATCCGCTGATCGATGCTTTTCGCTTGCCATTCAGGGTCGGTCCGGGCAAGCTGCCGCATCGTCGCGCTCAGCCGAGCATCGATCGCGGCCAGTTGGGCCTTGGTCAAGGCCTCCCGGCCCAGCGCCTTTGCCGCCTCCTGGACACTTGCTACACAATTCGGGTGCATATGAAATCCTTCCTGCTCTGGCTCGCGGCCATGCTCGGCATGCTCTCGCTGGTCCCGCTCTCTGCGTGGCTGGCCACTGGCCGATGGTCAGCCTGCGTCCAGTGCGCCAAGGAATACGGGGTCGTCCTGCTCATCCTGTTCGTCATTCCTATCGTGTGCGGCGGCCTGCTGGCGCTGTTCTTCATCGCGATCGGCGTGGACCCCACTTAGGCCGTCCGCAGGAAGCAATTCGCCGCCACGTCCAGCAGCGAGGCATCGCGCTTCTCTTCGGCCACCTCCTTGCGCAACTGCTCCAGCAGGTCATCCGCGCGCATGGGGGCGTCCATGCCCTCCATCTGAACCATGATGTCGGGGTTCGCCTCCAGCGCTGCGGCGGTCTGACCTTCGAGGGCTGCACCAGCTGCGTCCGCCTTCGGCTTAGCGGTTGTCGGCAGGGTCGATTCGCCGGCGGCCTCGAATAGCTGGGCTCCGGTGGCGCGCGGCGGGCGCGGGGGCATGGCGTCTTGCAGTGCGCGGGCAGCGCTGGCGATAGCCTGAATGCGCGACGCGCCGCTGATCGCACTGCGGGCCTGCCCCTCGTTCAGAGGCACATAGAACGTGTCGGAACCGTCCTCTGCGTGGAAGATCACGCCGTCGTGGCCTTCTGCCTGCGCCCGGCGAATATGCGCCGCCTCTGAGCCAGGATTCGAAAACTGCTTGGCAGGTAGCGTGACCTCCAGCGGGTTCTTGATCGAAAGGTGCGCCGGCACGGTCATCGTGGCGCCCCGCACTGCTGCGTATTCCTCGGCGTAATCGGCGTTCTTCGAATAAAAGCGCGGGCCGGTTTCGTCGAGATCGCTGGTCGCCCGGTAGACGGTCAACGGCTCACCCTCTGGCGTCCGCACCTTGCTGTCCGAGAACCACGCGCTGAAGTCATTGGCCGCTCGCGCCATCGGCCGGTCAAGGATGTCCGCCACCTGCACCGGCTCCCCACGCGCCAGCATGGCGTGCGCGCTCTCGATGGCGTCCTGGTGGGCCGTCATGCCGGGCAGGTCGCTCTCGGGCGTCAGCCGGTAGCTGTCGATCGTCTGGCCGGTCTGCCGCACGCGCGCAGCGGCGACCGTATCGGCATCGGCCGCAATGGCCGAACGCCCTGCCGCATTCGTGCGCTCGCCGCCGAGCTTCTTCATGCCCTTGGTGACGTAGGCCTGCGTCTCGGCAGGCATGTGGTCGAGCCAGTTGCCGCCCTTCTTGAGCGCGGCATCCAGCGCCCCCGGGCCGGCGT